ATAAAGAGGTCAGAGAGCGCAGAGCAATCGAAAAGAACCGCGAGGAAATATGCAGAGTGTGGGGGCAGATATGAAACCGACACTCTATGAAATGGCTGCGGCTGTGGCTATCAAGATACAGCAGATAGATTGCAGGGTCGAGCTCACGCCCGAGCAGGTTCTCCGCAAGGGTACGCCTGACTTTGTGCGGTTTATGTATGGGAAGATTTGCAAATGCGCAGAGAGGGGGTGATCCCATGAGATACTGCAAATCATGTCAGAAGCTGATAATTGGCGAATGCCGCAGAGGCATAGGTTTTGCCTACCATGTTCCTTGCTACATAAAGATTTTCGGCAAGGACTGGTTCACATGAGACAAAAAAATAGCTGTACAAGCGTACAGCACAACAAACAAACAATATAAACCCACTGCTATTATAGCAGAACTGAAAGGAAAAGTCAAATGAATATAGAGAAATATTTTGACAGGACAAAAATCAAGGGCAAGTATCAGCAGGCTGTTGCCGCAGCAACAGCAAAGGCGCTCACGCTGTTCTGTGAGCAGGAAACCGAATTTGAGCAGGCAATCGAGCAGTCAGGCAAGAGCTTTCAGGGGTGTCTTGACAGTGCAGTTCAAGGGATAAAGGCAAGTTGCTCAGACTTTGAAGTGTTCAGCAGAGCCGTGAAGTTTTACTTCTCCACAGCAGAGGTCCACTTCAATATGAAAATAGACCTCATCGGCAGCACCGGTCAGGAAGATTCGCCGATCACTATGGTTAAAAACAGCCTCGATCTGTCACTCGACAGCCTTCTCGATTTCTGAGGTGCGGTATGAAAAAGGAGAGAAAAGAAGCGCTGCTGAGGAGTTTCCCGCCTGTCCCTTATGATATAGCGGAGCAGATGTGTGCCGGAAAGAATGCGGCTAACTATATCGTGTTTCTCACTCGTGGAGACGAGCTGTATGTGAGAGGCTATCACAAATATTCAAAGGGTCACGGTATAGTAGAGCGTCAGCGTTATGTATTCGCCAAGGACGGATTTGTACGATACGGCATCGATTTCAGGGGCAAGTGGAGCGTTCGCTCGGAGTTTCGTGAACCTGTGTTTTGCAGCACTGCATATGGATATTCTTTCGATAATTCATACACAGCACTGAATCTTCAGGCAATAAAACGATCATGTATGAAGTATTCGATGATAGATAATAAAGGCTCTCATCGTTTGCTTATCGAATATCTCAGATTGTACTGCAAGCACCCGAATATCGAGTATCTGCTGAAATCAGGATACTATCCGATCAAAGAGAGGGTATC